CTTCACCATTAACCTGACCTGCGATACCAGCAGAATCCACCGCCCCTGTAGCCTGTTGAACCATTTGTTGTAGCGCGGCGGCTTGACCAAATGTAATCTGGTTGACTTGCCCGAAGTTAAACGGCTGTAGTACTTCACGCGGATCTCCATTAGTCAGAATCATTTTCCCTGGCCTAACTTCTGGCTTAGCCCCTCTAGGAAGCCGTGTAGCGTCCACAGCGAGCATTGGATGGATAGTTAGACTCAGAGCATCAATACGCGCCCTAAGCTCTGTATCAAGCGCTTTCTGGCTGTTATAGCCTTTCTCACAAACACCACGGCCCCAGAATCGCCCTGGAACTATATCCCAAGGAAATGCAACAACAGGACGGTCACCCATCATGTAGGGATTTGCTTCAGCTTTTAAAAGGGTTCCACTATTGGCAATAACAACAACAGCCTCGACATACATAGACTTGTTATCGTCATCTATTACAACGTCCTCTTCTTCAAGAAGCTCACGCGGCACTAACCCGTAGTACTTGGTTAGACGCACCTTGTCATCGTTGTAAATAGTCAAGTCTTGATCTGGCTCTAAATTTGTATTTGCCGCCGCACTTTCTATTGAGCCTTCACGATACACCCCATCTTCCTGCAATAGCTCAACACTATGCTTACTAACAAACTCATCAATTGCTACGCCATAAGCATCTTCAATTGATGTAGCTACGGGATCTATTAAAAAGTTTTGAGGAAGTACTGGCTTGAGCTTTACAACCACTCTGTCTTTTATGTTGACGCCTACTGCTCTTAGCTCTCCGCCCATTATTGGCTGAGAAGCTGGAGCCATTTCTTTTACTTCTTCTAAAACAACCTCGCCAATACCTGTGCCGAATACAGCAGAGTTAATCAAACACTCTGCAACAGCCTTACGAATCTTGCATGACTCAAAATCTTCATCCAGTTTTTTCCTTAATACCAAAATATCCTGGGGATCTTGGTCAGCTATATCATCTGCAATATCAAAAAACTTACCTCGACCAAACGTAGCTTCTTCTAGCTCTGCTACATTAGATTCAACAGCCTGCTGTAACGCTGGGGATATAATTCTTGATCTTTCAGAAGCTCTTTCAGAATCCGCAGGATCCCATTGACCACGCCATAGCCTATAGTATTCATCAAAGTCCTCTTCGTAATTAGACTCATAGTAATCGCGCCAGCTTTCGCATTTGTGCATTACCCAAGACTCAAGAGTATTTTCAGCCATCAGGGGGTCTGGGATATAGTCATCTGCCATTTTTAGTATCCTGCCACTACATCTAGAATTTCGTGGTCATCAATTTCGTATTCGTAGCTGTACGCTACCTGTGCTAACTGGTCTATATACGCTAAAGCGTCAACCAAGTCATCATGGGTAAGGGGATCTGGGAACTGAAATAACTGATCCAAAAACCTACTATTCCATTCTCCCTGGTTTAATAGGATGTGTCCGTTTTCAAACCTCCCTTGGAGCGCCCACATGACACGATCAGTTTTCTTTTTGTTGCCATGAGTTAATTCTTCTACCCTAAAAAACGTACCATACCGTTTCATCAGGTCACTCAATGGCGACATTACAGCCTGTTTTGCAATTCCTCTTTCAATCCCTACGCTAACAGGGCGGTAATCGCGCACAGCCTGAAATATCTTCATGGCAGTTTCATCTAATGTCCATCTGCCATAAATAATGTTTTCAACAAACCAGCCGTCAGGACTTACCTTGGCTACAACAATAGCTGTTTCATCCAGCCTTTTGTTTTTGGTTCGCTTTGTGTTTACATCTTCAAAGCCAGCAAGGTCAATGGATATATAATAATCCCCATCTTCTGGGGAATCTCCAAACCTAACCCAATCTTCTTTGAACATCTCAGAGCCTCTAGCTTCAAATGAAGCCATAAACTCTTGGCGAAAAGCATACGATGACATTGATTTCTTAGCAACGTCAATCTCTTTGGGGTCAATTATGGGATTATCGTAACTGGTAAAGTGCCATGACTTGTAAGTTTCGTCATCTCCTATCTCAGCATACTTGTATAGTTCGTAGAAATGATTACGACCCATAGGTGTACCAATAAATAACGCTTCACCTTTCTGGTCAGCCAGAGCAGGACGCAAGATTTGCTCCCATACTTCTGGCTTCATGTCTGCATATTCATCCATTACTAGATATTTAAGAGACACACCACGCATAGTTTCTGGTCTATCAGCACCTTTTAGGCTAATAGTTGCGCCATTTACCAGTTTAATCTGAAGATTATTAATATGTGAGCCAGCAATAACAGGATGCCCTAGCTCCATCAGCGTTTGCCAAAGAATATCCCTGGCTTGGCCCTGTGTTGGTGCAACATAAAACACATGGCCCTTATCTGCTTGTAGCCCATTTATGATTAATAGCCATGCGGCCAGTCGAGATTTGCCCGTACGCCTGCCTGCGGCTACAACTTTAAACCTAGAGGTGTCTGCATATACCTCTTGTTGCCAAGGCAATAGCTCTACATCAAGGGCTGTCATTCTTTTTTGCCCAAAAATAAACCAAACGCACCAGTAAGGGCCCCTGTCATAACCGAAACCAGTGCGGCCTGTTCAGGATTGGGGTCAGGCAAAGACATAAACCACTCAACTACACGGTATGTCATTACCAACATTGCCAGCATTAGCAGTCTAGGTATAACACGCCACGCATTTAAGTTATCAGGAGTCATGAATATGTCCAAACTACAGGCTGTGTACTACGAATATCTAGGTGTATAAAGGTTTTAGCTATACCAATACCCGTAAATCCCATATTAAAAGCAGTAGATAGTAAAGTATATCTATCTCTTCCATTTAGGATTTGTATATCAGCCGCTATGCCTTGTGAATGAGTCCCAGGTTTTTCTTTTTTTAATTCTAGTGGGTGTGTTGGATCTCTATATCCAGAAGTAATCTTAAAAGGAAAGTTACATCTATCTCTGAGTTGGTCAAGAATGTTCAGAAAATCCTGATTCATCTCGTTATTGCCTGTCTCCTGACAGTCAAACTCCTCAATCTTGAAGTATCTCACCAGTATTCCCGTCAATAGTGCTAGTATTTATAGTTGGCGCAGACTTATCTTCTACTTCTGCTGTAGATACGCCCGTTATATTTATCTGTATAGCGCTACGTCCACCGTTCTGTACGATTTGCTTTTCAAATCCAGCAACAGGTGCTACACGATCCATGACCAGCTTCCATGCCGCAGTCTGACCTTTGTGTTCGTCATCCAAAGCCGCCGCAAAGATAGTATCCAGAACCCTTTTAGATTTAGGTGAGGCCAGCATCCTACTGCGATACTCTTCCATAATCGCCGCATCACCCTTTGGCCTGCCTACCTTACCTCTTCCCCCAGGTTTTTTAGCCGCCAAGTCCTTTTTTGAGGGTCTACCCCCTTTATTCTCCTTGAGTTCCGACTTCCTTTTCTGATAATGGCTCTGTTCTGCTGGCTCGCTCATCTAAATCCCGCAATAAATCATTTAATGCACCCAACTCATAGGCTATATCCTGTAATGCCTTACGGATAAGCGCTATTTCACCATCCACTATCTACCCAACATCATAATTGAGTAGCCGCCCATCTGGGGTTTCTCTGTTTCTTCTGGCGTAGACTTAGGATCGTGCATAGTGGGCATACCCATATCCTGCATAGCCTTAATCTTGGCCTTAGACTTCTGGCACATAGAGTGATAATCAATGGAAGTGTACTGAACTGTATGCTCAGGCTTGTCTTTAGTCTCTTCGTACATAACGATTTCCTTTTAATGAGGTTATTAAGCCCTCCGACCCGCCCTATCCTATACCTACCGATAGGAAAAACAACCCCAATACGTTAAGAAAATCAAAACTAATCGATTTTACTAGGTAAATCAAACGCCTGATTGTTCCGATTCCACCTTTTTTGTATCTGGGTGGCAACTTAATAATTAAACTATGTCGCACTACCCTCCCCCCCCTAGTAAATCGTCTCATCGTGTACATCTAAACACTGGAGATTCTAAACAGCGAGGAGAGATTACCAACAGGAGGCACTGAAAGAGAGAGGAGTGAGTGTCGGGCAGGCAACCTCTGGAGAGTAAACAGCTACATCTAAAACTGGAACACCTCACGAACCCACTATCGCTGACTCCCCAACTTCAGCCCAATCACGCAGGCAGTATCCTTGTGCAACTCCTTCATCAATCACATCCACTACAGCGGAGATTTGCACACCATAAGACGCGGATCTCACAACCTTGCACTCACTCACCTTGCTGGGAATATCGGGGTAACGCCTCCGCAGTCGTAGTCACCTGTCGGGATGTAGCTCCCCGTCCTTCCCTGCGAATGCGAAGCCAGCCATGCAACCCTTGCCGAGAGCAGGACAAATCCGCCTTTTCCCTTGGACATGAGCGGGTGTTTATCCAGTCGGTATAAGTCAAGGCATGCGAGTCTGGCAACGCTAAAGATTCCAGAGCCACGGCAATTTAGCAAGGGCCGCGAGAATAGCGGTTTCCACACGCTCGGGTCGCTTTTTCTTTCCGCTGGGGCGGAAAGGCTGACCCTCACAATCGGGGCGCCTTTTTTTTCCGCAAAGCGGAAAGGCACGCCCCTCATACGCGGACCCTCCGCGATTCACGCTCAACTGCCCCCTTGCTAAATCACCGCGTCTCCGGAGTCTAAGCGTGTGCGCAGACGCGCATTGACTTAAACCAACAGGAGAAACACCATGTCCAAGAAAAAAGACGAATTCGTCCTCGGCAAGAATTGCGGTACTGCCTTCACCTTCACAGGAAAGAACGGGAAGCAGTACATCCGAGGTGACTACAACTACGGAGGCCAGTTACACACCGTATTCGGCAAGGTAAGTAAGTGCAAGAACGGTGAGCTCCACATCTTCTGGAGTACAAAGGATGCTGTAGAGGCTGAGCTTGCTGAAGGAGAGCGCAGAGCAGACTACCAGCGAGATCGGGCAACAAAGATTGAGCAGTAAGCAAGATAGGGGCATCGAGAGGTGTCCCTTTTTTTTATGTACCTGATGACTACAAAGGAGTTAGAAATGGGACGTTGCGTAAAATGTGGTGGTGAAATGTTTGGCGATGGCTATACGAAAGTTGAACACTGTGAGTATGCTGACGATGACATTGTAGAGATGACTGAGCCAGATGCGAATCCAGTCTACTGTGACTTTGACGAATAAGAATAGGAGTTGAAATGGAAACTGTATTTATATACTCAGTTAATTCTGACGAGCTTGTGTGCTTGAATGATGGCGTGATCACTGGCAATAACGATGCGTACGATGACGTTGTTGTTGATGTGATTGTGGAATTTGACTATGGAACTATGCCAGTAGATACGATGATGGAGGTGGCGTAATGCGTTTCCAGATATTGTTTTACCTATATTGGTTTGCTGGCTTTGGGTTAGTGATGAATGGCATTCTAACTATGGATGCCTCTAATACAATCATGGGCATTGGCTTATTTATATTAGCTATGGTGATGATTGCCGCATTGATATTTGATCCCTTAAACAAAGACTAATAACTATGGCGCCTGCCAAGCCCCGCGTTTGGGCGGGGGGCTTGGACAGTCGCCTAATTAAACTTGGTTTAAGGAGTTAAGTATGAGTATGGTAAATGAGTTAGATAGTAAAAAGTTGTTTGATGATTGTGATGAAATAGTAAATCCGTCTGAGGGACACATGGTAATTACTGGGCCTGTTGTTTGTAAGACCTGTGCCTATTACGTTGGTAGATGGTGTGCTGAGTGGACGGGTTCCTTTTGGATGCCCCAACCTTACTCCCGTGATACTGATTATTTTGGCACGGTCGAGGAAGCGATAGCTGTCCAGGGCAGGATGTTGGCTGATAGCTTGGAGTTGAAGCTGTCTGAATTTGGCGAGTTATTAACAGGGTAAGGAGTTATTTATGGATGGTGTTCGTTACTCAAAGTCTATGAACTTTTGGTATTCACTTGTAGATCCTAAAGATAGGTACGATTATGTACGACGTATACCAGACTACTACACTGACGATGACATTGATGATGTGATCAACTCAATGATGCGGAAGCATGGTGTAGATGAAATGTGGTATGCAATTGAGAAGAAAGGTAAGTATA